CTCGCTGTCGCTGGCCTTCGGCGACTTCAAGGAGGCCTACACCATCGTGGATCGCATCGGTGTGCGCACCCTGCGCGATCCGTACACCGCCAAGCCGTACATCCGCTTCTATTCCACGAAGCGGACCGGCGGCGGCGCCATCAACTTCGAGGCGGTGAAGTTCCTCCGCTTCGCAAGCTCCTAATCAGCACGAAGGAAAGGACAGATCATGAGCCTCATTCATGACGTGAAGATCACGGTGGTGGCGGCGGCTGCCGCTGCCGCGCAGACTGAAGTCGTGTCGAGCGTCCTCGACATGCAGGGCTGGGATGGTGTCATGTTCGTCGCCTTGACCGGCGACGTGACGACCGACGCCGTGCTGACCCTGACCGCGAAGGGCAACACCGCGAACAGCACCAGCTCGCCCACGCCTGTGACGCAGGTTGCCACGTCGGCCTTCACGGCTGACGGCACGAGCGCCGACAGCAAGGCCCTGGTGGTGGATGTGAACGAGCCCGCTCTGCGGTATGTGTTCGCCTCTCTCACCCGCACCGCTGCGAACGCTGTGGTGGGCGGCATCATCGCCATCCAGTACAAGGCGGCGCTCAAGCCGACCGTGCAGGATGCCACGGTGATTGCCAGCGCGGTCGGTCCCGGCACTGCCGGCTGATGCGTGTAGCGCCTTCGCAAGAGGGCGCTATGCAGATCATGAGCACCACACTCGTAACCCCCGCTGCATTCCTGCCGGTGACGCTTGAAGAAATCAAGCTGCATCTGCGGGTCGATGGCGATGATGAAGATGACCTGTTGGGGGTCTACATCCCGGCCGCGGTGGCGATGTGCCAGCAGCAGATCAACAGTTCCATCATGCTCCAAACGTGGAAGCTCGCGCTGGAGCGATTCGAGGATTCTGTCCGGCTGCTGAATGCTCCGATTCAGGCTATCGATGCCATCACCTACGTGGATGTGAACGGGGCGACTCAAACGCTCGACTCTGGCGACTACGCGCTGACCGGCGACACCGTGACTCCCGTTGACCAATGGCCGGAAGTGAAGGCCGGACCCGGCGCGGTGCAAATCACCTACAAGGCCGGATTTTCTGCCGGGAACGAGGTGGCGCAGCAGGCGGCAGTCCCCGCCGCGATCAAGTCCTGGCTGATGCTGACCGTTGGCACGATGTACGCAAACCGGGAGAGCATCCTTGCCGGGGTGTCGGTGGCGAGCATCCAGGGCCAGTTTGTGGATCGGTTGTTGGACCCATACCGGGTGTTCTGATGCGCGCCGGCACCCTCAACTCCCGCGTGACGATCAAGCACCTCGTCTCAGGACAGGGGCCTGACGGTCAGCCGACAGACGTGTGGACCGACTTGGCTACGGTGTGGGCCAACATCCGCAACAAGACCGGCTCCGAGGCGATCCGGGCGGACAAAGAGGTGTCCGTGGTGCAGACGAGCATCAGGATTCGGAAGCGCACAGACGTGACGGCGCCCATGAGGGTGCATCACGGCGCGATGGTGTATGAGATCAAGGCCGTTCTGCCGGATGAGGTGGAGCGGGAGAAGATCGATCTCGTGTGCGAGGTCATCAATGGCTGACGCCTTCCGGATCGAGCTTGACGACACGGCGCTGAACGCTTCGCTGGACCGGATCACCAAGGCAGCCGCGAAGGCTGTCAGGCCGGCGGCTCAGGCAGGCGCAGAGGAATACTACTTCGAGGCCCGACTTCGGTGTCCGGTGTCAGCCGAGGCCCATTACTTTTACGGGCGCCAGTCGAAGAAGACAGGCGTGCGCTACCTGTTTGAACCGGGGAACCTGCGCAACTCGCTCTATCAGGTGTACTCGAAGGACAACAGCGGCCAGGGTGTCGCGCAGTACCACGTCGCATGGAACCACCAGAAGGCACCATATGGGTTCATGGTGGAGTACGGCACCAGCCGAGCACCCGCGCATCCGTTCCTGCGGCCTGCATACGCTGCGGTGCAGCAGCACGCCCTACAGGTCGCCAATGCAGTTCTGCTGGATGAAATGCGCAAGGAATTGGCGTGACTGTCGAGACGGACATCTTTGCGGTCATCAAGGGCCTCGCGGCTGTGGATGGGGCAGGGCGTGCCTGCTACCCGGACGTAGCTCGGCAAGGTGCTCCGACGCCCTACATCATCTATCAGCAGGTCGGCGGCGAAGCCCCGACGTTCCTGGAGAACGCTGTCCCGTCGAAGAAGAACGGGCGATTCCAGATCACATGCTGGTCGCCCAGCCGATCCGAGGCGGTCGCCAAGATCATCGCTGTGGAGGCCGCCATGGTCACTGCCACGGCATTCCAGGCTCGCCCAGTGGGTGCGCCCGTTTCCCTGTACGACGAAGACACCGGCCTGAGAGGGTCGGCGCAGGATTTCACGGTTTGGTCTAACCGATAGAGGACTGACCGCCAGAGCAAAGCCGCTTCCGGGCAACCGGGGCGGCTTTTTTGTCGCCCGCTGAGGGCATCCACCCCCAACCCGCCGCGTGCGGGTTTTTTCGTTACTGAAAGGCCCTCATCATGAGCGTGAGTCTCCCCAACGGCTCGACGGTCGCCATTGCCTCCGGGTATGGCTCGCCCGTCACCATCACTGCAATCACCAACGCCAATCCCGGCGTTGCAAGCGCAACTGCACATGGCTTCTCGGACGGCGATTATGTGGAAATCACCTCCGGGTGGTCGAAACTCACCGAGCGTGTCGTCCGTGTCGATGTCTCCATCACCGACGCTTTCGACCTGGAGGGCGTGGACACCACGTCTACCTCGATGTATCCGTCCGGTGGCGGTGCTGGCTCTGCCCGGAAGATCACCGGCTGGACCCAACTGGCCCAGATCACCGATTCGTCCTCGGAGGGTGGTGAGCAGCAGTTCCTGACCTACCAGTTTCTGGAGTCGGACAGCGAGAAGCGCATCCCGACGACGAAGACCGCAGCTGGCATCACCTTCACGGTGGCCGATGACCCGACCCTGCCGGGCTACATCCTGGCGAAGCAGGCCAACGACGACCGTCTGCCGCGCGCGCTGCTGGTGACGCTCTCCAACGGCGGGAAGCTTCTCTACAACGCCTACATCAGCCTGTCGGTCATTCCGTCGCTGACCGTCAATCAGCTGATGACCGTGCAGGTCACGCTGTCGCTGCTGGGCGATCCGGTGCGCTACAGCTCCTGATCGGAGTTGCCATGGCCCGCTTCGGCGGGCCTTTTCATGCCCGCTGGGTCGCGCCCTTCGGGTCTTTTTCCTGACGAAAGACAACTATGGCAAAGCTCAAGCTGGTTCCCGATCCCACGTTCAAGGCCAAGGTGCCGATCCCTGTGCCCGGCGGCAAGACGACGCCCGTCGAGTTCACCTTCCGCTACCGGAACGCGGACGAGATGGCCGAGTTCGGCAAGACGCTGGAGGGCCGCGAAGACCTGGACCTGATGCTGGACATCGCGAGTGGGTGGGACCTGGCCGAGCCGTTCGACAAGGAAAACGTGGGGTTGCTGCTGAAGTCCTACGCCGGGTGCGCGTGGCCGATCCTGCGCACCTACATGGACGAACTGAACGCGGCCAAGGAAAAAAACTAAAGGCGGTCGCCGTCGCGCTCTACCGTCCTCCCCCCAGCGAGGAGGAGGCAGCCCGGTTCGGGCTGACGGTGGACGAGGCGAGCGGCCCTGAAGTTGAAGTCTGGCCCTGCCACGAGCGGGCGCTGATGGTGTTCTCCAAGCTGGGAACGCAATGGCGCAGCGGAATGGCCGGGGCTACCGGACTTGATTACTCGGGCGTCGAATCGGCGCTCCGAATGCTACGCATCCCCCGTACTTCCTGGCCCAGCCTGTTCGATGACATCCATGTGATGGAACAGGCTGCGCTGGAGTACATGCACCGCGATACCAAGAAGGGTTGACCCATGGCAGACATGCAATCGCAGATCAAGATGACTGCGGATGCGACTGGCGTCGAGACTGGTGTCGCCCGGGCGAAGCGTTCGATCCGTGATCTGGGCAACACCGCCCAGGCGGAGGGCAAGAAGGCCGCCGCCGGTCTGGAGAGTGTCGGCGCCGGAAGCGGCAAAGCCGCAACGAAGGTTGAGTCCGCGACCCGCTCCCTTATCGGTTCGATCCAACGGACCACTGCGGCAATGGAGGCTGGGAGCAAGTCGAGCGCCGACTACTACCGCGCCCTGGCCCAGCAGCGCGGCATTTCGACGCAGACACTGGAGCCTTACCTCAAGCAGCTTGAGCAGGTCACTGCAAAGCAGAAGGCCGCTCAAGCAGCACTCAGCGCAGGGAACACGGTGCTCGACAAGACGGGCATCAGCGCTAAGCAGACGGCCGCCGCGCTTCGCGGTGTCCCTGCGCAGTTCACCGACATCGCCGTGAGCCTACAGGGCGGCCAGAACCCCCTGACGGTCCTCCTCCAGCAGGGCGGACAGCTTAAGGACATGTTCGGTGGCATCGGGCCGGCCGCGCGCGCCCTGGGTGGGTATGTCATCGGATTAGTCAATCCGTTTACCGTGACGGCCGCCGCAGTGGCTGCTTTGGCGCTGGCCTATAAGCAAGGCAGCGACGAGGCCGACGAGTACCGCAAATCTCTTGTTCTCACCGGAAATGTCGCCGGCACCACGACGCGCCAGATGCAGATCATGGCGCAGAACATCGATCTGGTCGTTGGGACGCAACACCAGGCGGCTGAAGCGCTTGCGGCGGTTGCGTCTACCGGGCTTGTGGCCGGGAGGGATTTGCAGAAGTTTGGCGAAACCGCTGTGCGGATTCAGCGGACTCTCGGAACGAGCGTCCAAGACACGGCAAAGCAGTTTGAGGCCCTTGGTCGTGAGCCACTACGCGCCAGCGAAAAGCTCAACGAGAGCATGAACTACCTAACGCTCGCGGTCTATGACCAGATCAGGGCGTTGCAGGATCAGGGGCGGGAGGCTGAGGCTGCTTCAGTCGCCCAGAACGCTTATGCCGATGCGATGAACCAGCGAACGG